AGAGCCTCGACGAGATACTCCTTCATGGTCTCGAGTAGCGCGAGAGTGCCGCGGCTTTCACCAATATCCTCTTCGAGTCGCCAAACATATTGCATGACATAATCATTGAGGGCCTGGTCCATTGCCGCATCGTGAAAGACAGGTTGATCCCCGCCGACCTGCTGGAATGTCTGTTCCTCAGCTGACGCCTCACTAAGGATCTTGGTCTTCTCTTCTTTGATAATTCTTCGTAGTTGTGTTTTTGAAATTTTCATCGATACACACCGGTATAAATCACATCTTGTCCATCATTATCAGTATCTACTTGAGCGCCGAACTTTACTGCCTCTGCAGCAATTCGATTTCTGCCTGGTTGATCAGCTGATAGATAAAAGATGG